TTAGGACTCCATCCTAGTTCTTGATTAGCTTTACTGTAGTTTCCTCTTAGTACATCTACTTCTGCTGGTCTCATAAATTTAGGATCTTGTTTAATATACGAAGACCAATCTGAAATCCCAATATGGGTAAAAGCTTCATTTAAGAAATCTTTAATTGATCTAGTTTCTCCTGTTGCAATCACGTAATCGTCTGCTTTATCTTGTTGTAACATTAACCACATTGCTTCTACATAATCAGGAGCATATCCCCAATCTCGTTTCGCTTCTAAATTTCCTAATGAAATATGGTCTGCTAAACCTAAATGGATTCGAGCTACTCCATCTGTAATTTTACGAGTAACAAATTCAATACCTCGTCTTTCACTTTCGTGGTTAAATAAAATACCACTACAAGCAAACATATCATAAGATTCTCTATAGTTTTTAGTAATCCAATGTCCGTATAGTTTTGCTACACCGTATGGAGAACGAGGATAGAATGGTGTATTTTCATTAGCTGGGTTTTCTACCATTCGACCAAACATTTCAGATGAAGATGCTTGATAAAATTTGATATTTTTATTGTATTCACGGATTGCCTCTAGCATTCGTAATACACCTAAACCTGTTACCTCTGAGGTATGTTCAGGGGTTTGCCAGCTTTGTCCTACAAATGATTGGGCTGCTAAATTATATACTTCATCTGGGTTAGATTCTTTTAGTATACGAAGTAGACTATTTTGGTCTGTTAAATCTCCATCTACAAAAGTAATTTTTCCTTCTAAATGGGCAGTATTAGTGCGGTTTTTAGAGGAACTTCTTCGTTCCATTCCATATATTTTGTATCCTTTGGTGAGGAGGAAGTCAGCTAAGTGACTTCCATCCATACCATTGATACCCGTAATTAGGGCTGTTTTCATGATTCTACTTTCTTTAATTTAGGTAATTCAATTTTCTTCAATTGTGGAAGTTTTAATTGAACTTGCTTTGGAAACTCAGGGATACGAGTGAAATATTCAGCTATTTTTTCAGTCATTTTATCAAATGAGAAATTTGTTCTAGCAAAATATGCTTGACGTTTTGCTCCGTCAACATAGTTTTTATAATTTTCAAACACATCCTTTAAATAGAATCCTACTTGACCTAAATCTGGAGAGAACCATTTAAATTCTTTTTGCAGCATGCTGTTAGCAGCACTTGGGTGTACATTTGTTAATGTACCATCTATTAATGGAGTAAATTCTTTCTTAAGGAAATCAATGTGTCCACTCCAATTTGTTGTGATAACTGGTTTTTTACTTGTAAACTTCATTCATTTCCTCATTTGTAAATTCACCGTGCAACAAATAGATATTTGGTAGATCAGTTGAGTTTACTGTTGAACGAATCATATTAATTCGTTTTAGGATTTCATCCCTATCCATATAAGATGGACTTACAACACTTACTTTTAATACTAATGCTGGTTTTTTCTTTTTACCTTTAAATGTTTCAAGAAATGCTTTAATTAGCAAACCTACATTTTTACGATCTTCTCCTACATCACCTGGTAGCCAATGTCCTACAAACAAATAACAAAATTCTTCAGGAATAGTATTTAATGCCCCAATTTCTCTATTTGGTGTTTCTAGGTGTTTATAGATATTAATATCCATACCTGCAAATAATACTTCAACTGGGGTTGTTAGTTTAATATCGGCTTCAACTTGTTGAGTTTGATTATTAACTTGTTGATATCTTGATTCTACAAATCCTTTTTTAGCATGTTCAGAAGATACTAGTACTAAATCCATTTTATTACAACCCTGAATCCAATCAGCAGGTACTAAATCTGTTTCTAATCCAGCAGTGATACCAATATTGTATTTACCTACTTTTTGGAATTCATTTGGTACTGTAATCCAAATAAAGATATCGGGTTGAGAGGTAAGTTGCCCTGTGATGAAATATTGTTTTAGAAATTCCCATTCAGGATTTTCATCTGTAAACCCGAGGGCTGTATTTCCCCAGTTACATGGGATGATTTTAATATCCCATTCTTCTTTTTTTAGTTCAATGATTGATTTGGCTACATCTCTACTTAAGGCGCCATATCCGCTTAAAGTATCTACAGGAGCGTAGATTACACAACTATTTTTGCTCATATTAATATTGAAGTTTATGATTTAATACTCTTTTTTCTACGTTTTTGGTATTGATAAGTTCAAAGTTTTTTCTAGGTTTCCAAGTTAAAAACAATTCATCTATATAATTGATGATTCTTTGTCCCATTTTCTCTCCTGTGAATCCGGCTTCATCACTTAAAGCCCATTCTCTACCTTTTAAACCTTTCTCTACACGTTCTGTTTTTGACATATTGTATGCTTCAGTAATACGTGCTGCAGCATCTTCAGATGTACATCTGTCATCCCAAATATATGGTGTAACAGGAGATCCCTGAATTGAGCGGTTTGTTGGATATACTGGTAGAGCCCATTCACCATGTTCTTTAAGAGTACCATTGTGGTTTGAAGGGAATTCAGCATCAAAATCAACCCATTTTCCATCTTTAACAAAACGCATTTGGTCTTGCATTCCTCCAGTAACATTGGCTATAATCAATTTTCCAGTTAATAATGCTTCTGTTAATGATAGACCCCAACCTTCATTTGATGTTAATAAAATCTGAGCATCAGACATATTATACAAATAATTCATTTGATGAGGTGGAAGTGGTTTGTCTGAAAATACAATGTTGTATCGAGGATCATTGTCAAACAAATATTCACAAACTGCATTTAAATCTGTTCCGTTATCATCAATACGTTGAGTATGAAGTAGGAAAGCACATTTTTTAGCTTTTTCTTCAGGTAACGAATCAATAAAATATTTATATGCTAAAAGAGTATCTGGAATTTGTTTACGACGAATATTTCTAGAATTGAAAAACAATACAAAATCATATTCTTTTCCTTGGAAAATTTGATTTTTAAATTTAACCAATTCTGTGTATTCAGCATCAGTTTGAGTAATTGGTTTAAAAATGTCTTCATTTAAACCATGAGGAACATATTTAATTAATTTGTCCTTTGATTTATCACCTAATACTAATTTGTTAATGTTGACTGTTTGTTTAGAGATACCTAACAACGCATCACATGCTTCATAGTATGGACGATTATACATTGGTGCTGGGTAGTCATCCCAAATGTTCAAATAGATAATAGGCATTTTACGGCGAATTTCATTTTCGATTTGAAATAGCCACATAAAATATCTAGGATCTGTAATAAGGAAAATAGCATCTGGTTTTTCAATTTTAATCAATTGACGGATAAGATTTGGATCTCCGTATCCATCTACTGGATAAATTTGAACAGAAGCATCTGTTAGTCCTGTGTTTGTATTAGTGTCTGAGGACAGATCTAATTTTTTTCCTTTTTCAGGATGATTGATTGCACCTGCAACCTGTACCCAATTAAAGTGTTGAGCTGTATTGAGTACCATTTCACGAGCAACCGTAGCTACTCCTGAATGTACTCTTAAGTCATCACAAATTAATAGGATTTTCTTACGCTCTTTCTGAGGTAAATAAGCAAAATTTGAATTCATAAAACTGTTTTATTCTTTAATGTTTGGATTAATATGATTTGTTAATTGTTTTCGA